GTGGCGGAGGCGGCGGTGGAGCTGGAGGCTCAGGAGGCTTTGCAAATAAAAATGGTACACGTTATGACTCAGGTGGAGATGGTGGACCTGGCTTAGTTTCTTCAATTACTGGATCATCAGTACATTATGCAGGAGGCGGCGGTGGAGCAGTTAGAGATTTTGGCCCACCAGCAAGAACTAATGTTTGGCAAATTAGAGGAGAAGGTGGTATCGGAGGCGGCGGTCATGGAACTGGATACACTGGAGATAATAGAGCTGGAGCAGCATATGCTACATCTGGTGCCCCTAATACTGGTGGTGGCGGTGGTGGTGGAGCACACTCAGGATCAGATGGAGATCAGAGAGCGGGATCTGGAGGTTCTGGAGTTGTGGTAATTGCATACCCAAATACTTTTCCTGCACCATCAAGTATAAGTGGTGGATTGACTTACAATGAGCCAGCCCGTACTGGATATAGAGTTTATAGATTTACAGCGGGATCTGGAACAGTAACCTTCTAATAGCCTTTAGCACTTATAATTGGTATAATAGGCTAAGGAGAATAAATGCCAAATACTAGTAAGGGATTTCCATATCCCACCTCGTCTGATGACCCAAATGTGCCTCAAGATATCCAATTGCTTGCACAGGCGGTAGATGCTACCTTAACTAATTATTCACCTACAACCCATACCCATACTGGCGTATATGCTACAACTACCCACACACATGACGGGGTTTATGCAAATACCACCCACACCCATAATGAATATCTAGAGCCGTCAGATCTTGCAGGATATTCTCAGACTACACACACCCACGATTCTTTATACTCTAATCTTGCACACGTTCACAACGATTATTTAAGTACAGCGGCTATTAGCGGAACAAAGGGAGCTATTCCTATTGGAACCGCCAGCGGTGTTTCTATTATTACTCCTGGAACTAACGACTACGTTCTCGTTTCAGACTCCACAACCGCAACAGGAACTAAGTGGGCAAACGTAGCGGCGGTAGGAACAGTAGTCCCAAATACATTTTCTAATATTGCAGTATCTGGACAGACAACAGTTTCTGCAGATACAACCGTAGATACACTTAACCTTGCTGCTGGAACTAACGTTACAATTACAACAGATGCGCTTACAGATACAATTACAATTAACGCAGCAGGCGGGGATTTAGCAGGACACCTAGCTGCTACAGATCCACACCCACAGTATTTAACACAATCAGAAGCAGATATACTTTATGATGCTGATGGATCTGCGGCGGCTGCACAATCAGCAGCTAACATCTATACAGATACAGCAATATCAAATTTAGTAAACGCTGCTCCGTCTACTCTTAATACACTTAAAGAATTATCAGACGCTTTGGGCGGGGACGCATTATTTGCAACCACAGTAACAAACGCCTTAGCTTCTAAAGCCCCAATTAATAATCCATCCTTTACTGGAACAGTTAATTTCTCTGGAGCTACAATTTCTGGATACTCCCCATTCCCAACACAGACAGGGCAGGGAGGAAAGTATTTAACAACAAATGGCACAGCAGTATCTTGGGCAACAATTGATTTAACTCCATATTTAACATCATCTGCGGCTGCTTCAACATATTTAACTACAACCACTGCTTCAAATGTTTATGCTCCAAAAGCATCTCCAACATTTACTGGAACAGTAGATTTTACTGGTGCTACAGTTACTGGGTTATCAGCAAACCTTCCATCACAAATTGACAATACTGGTAAATTTTTAAGCACAAACGGTAATACGGCTCAATGGGTTTCAATTTATCAAATTCCAGATCAAACAGATCAGTCTGGTAAGTTTTTAACAACAGACGGGACAATTGCTTCTTGGACAGATGTATCATCAACACCAGCTGCAGGATCAATTACATCAGCAATGATTGCAGATGGAACAATTGTAGATGCAGATATAGCAATAGCAGCAGGAATTGATGCAAGCAAAATTTATGGTTATGCCGTTACCAAAACTGACACAGGCTCAGTCACCAACACGATGCTTGCTGGATCTATTGCAAATAACAAACTTGTAAATTCATCTATAACAATTAATGGAACACAGATATCATTGGGTGCGTCAACAACAATTGATACACTCCCACCACAAGCTACAAATAGCGGAAGATATTTAAGTACTAACGGAACGACTGCCTTTTGGTCTACCATTACAACTAACAACTACTCTAACGGAACAAATACCTCTACTGCTAACAAAATATTTTATAACAATACGGGGTCTTTTCCTTCAGCAACCGCAGCGGGCGATATTTATATCCAGTACTAGGAGAAGACTATGGGATTAAGAGTATACGATAATAATACATGGAATCAAGCAAGGGCTTTAAGATTATATAACGGTTCTTCCTGGAGTAATGCCACAAGATCATGGATCTATAATGGATCAACTTGGTCTATGAATTATCCAGAAAATCCTGTATTTACTGTATCACCAAGTATTTCTTATGTTGGGACTGCACAACCAGTTCCTGGAAATGGTCTTTCAGTAAATACTGGAACAGTCAATACAGACCCAGCCTATGCACCTAGCTCTTATTCTTATCAATGGACAAGAAATGGTGCAGCAATTTCTGGGGCCACATCAAATTTATATTACTTAACAACAAGCGACTTAGGTACAACTGTTACATGTACTGTTACTGCAAATAATAATCGTGGGTCAACTCCAATATCAGCAACAGGTGGCGTATATGTTTTTCCAGCGGCCCCAACTGGGTTGACAATCACAGACAATACTGTTACTCCTAATCAGCCATCATTTGTTACCGTAACAACATCAGCTAACTCATGGTCTGCAAGCTGGGGATCGTCTTCTCCTTTATCTTACTATTCAGTTTCTTCAAATAATGGTGCTCCATCAAGCTCATCTCCAACTGGAACGAGCACATCATCAAGTAGTGCATCTCCTGGATCGGTAACAGTTTTTGTTAGTGCTGTAAATAATTCAACCACAGCTAGAATAGCGTGGAATGCCGTTCCTGGTGCTACCTCCTACTTAGTACAGCACTCATTTGGAACAATTACTACAACCAATACTTTTCTTGATATAACAAATCAATATGGAACTCTTAATGCAACGGTAACCTCTCTTTTTAATGGCAATGGTGCATATCAATCTACTGCAAATGGATCAATATTATCAAGGCAATCTGGTACGGCTTCAGGTTCGGCAACAGTTCCATCACCACCAGGAACACCATCGCCAAGTACTAGCTCTGTAACATCAAATAGTTTTGTTGTGTCTTGGTCTCCAACTTCTAACACAGATTCATATCAGATTGATGTTGGAACTTTTAGTGGAGGAAGCAACATATTAAGTACAGCAACTACTAGTACATCAAGAACCGTTACTGGCTTATCTGGACTCACAACATATTATATTACCGTTAAGGCATATGGAAATGCTTATGCTGGATATGGGGGGTCTGGAACTACTTCGGTTCAAACATTAGAAGCTTATGTCACCCCAAGTATAGGTACGGTAAGCTTAAGCTCTACCAATTTCCAAAGATACTCTGTATCTGGATCAAACCAGGGTATGAAGTGGGGATGGGACAACGTGTTTTGGTCTGGATCAGTGGCAGAACCTTTGTGGATGGAATGGGAGATATACTTTGTATCTTCTGGAGGATCTTATCAGTACTACGGATTTGAAAATTATTTTGCGGGACAGCAAAGCTCTCCATTAGTTAATGGGTATACATGGAGCTATCTTGTATATACCCCAGGAGACTTGCCTTACTCTACATCCGCTAGATATTTAAGATGTAGGTTCTCGGTTTATGATACAAATTATGCAATTAAAAGCGGAGCATGGTCTAATAGAATATAATGGAGGTATATGATATGATAAGTAATGCAGAAAAAATTCAGATTATAGATGGTCATCTAAAGCAGCTGGCCTACGAAAAATATAATGCTGAACTTAAGCTAGAATACAATAGCATAAATGAAGAATTAAACGATTCTGAAGTCACCAATCTAACAAATATTTTGGCAGACATTAATGCAAAAATTCAAATGCTTGAAACTAAAAAAACACAACTAGGATAAGGAGAAAGAAATGCCAACATATAGCAAACTAAGTAATGACGAGAAGACTGCAATTAAGGAGTCTTTGGTCCGTAACCTTGAATACCAGATGTATTCATTGGAAATGGAAATTGTTGCGGAAAACGCTAAAGCTACACCAGACTCATCAAAGATTGAAATTATTCAATCAAGCATTGATGATAAAGTAGCACAAATCGCTGCAGTAAACGCAGAATAAATAGGGAGATAAATTGGGTTATAGAGAAGTAGTAATGTCTCAAAGCCCACTATCATTTTGGCCACTAGATGACGATGTTACAACAGGTATCGCTAAAGAGGCTACTGGTAGTGGGAATAATGGCGCATATGCTGGCTCTATATTTGATGAAGCAATCCCACTTGTTGCCAATGGAATTTATGGAACAAGACTAACAGACTCTACTGCTGGTATTTACTATCCGCTTCCAGGAGCATCTGGAGCGGGACAGTCATGGACAGATCCAAGTATCTGGACCAAAGGTAAAAGCAATCAGTCATTTAGTATTGAGTTATACTTTAAATTAAATGAAGATTCATTGTCAATATCAGACGAAATAGTTTTATTTGGAAATAAGACTTTACTTCAGTCTTCACAAAATTCTGCTATACAGACGTACACAGATTTGATCGACGACTATGAAACCTATACTGATGTGCTAGCGGCATTCGATACCTATGACGAAATCCTAAACGCCACTATTCTTGCACCTTACGGAGTATATGTTTATAAAAATAAGATTTATTTTAGACCAGACCCGTTAATAAATTATTATGTGTCTTATGAAGTTCCAGACTGGAAACGCAGATATCATATTGTTGCTAACTATTCGTCTAACGGAATATCTCTTATTGTAAATGGAACAAATGTATCTACAAAATCATCTTCTGAACTATCCGACATATTTCAGTTTAGCCAGAACCATGGGGCTATGAGAACATATGGTTCTGATAATTATGACATAACAGTTGATGGTGTCGCATTATACGGATACGTTCTTGATTATGTTAGGGCAACAGAGCACCTTAATCTATCTAGAAAAACAATTCTTAAAGATAGATACTATAATGCAAACTCTCAAGTAACTTACATACCTAATAATAAAGACTGCTTGATAGCTTATAAGTTTGCCAACAACTGGACAGGATTTGATTTTACAAATGCATTGGTTAATTCAATTAATCAAGTAACACTAAGATATATATCTAACGCAACTGTATCTGGTGGTACTGGAACCCAATCAGTAGTAGATGCTAGAAACTGCCTATCTCTAGGTGCTGGCGCATTCCTAGACCTGTCAACAGTAGCAAGATTGGCTGAGGGCGGCACAGCAATATCTGTAAGTTTTTATCATGACCCACTAACGCCAGAGAAGGGCCTTGTATCTATGTACAACTTCCAGTCTAGCCAAAGCTTAACAATAAGAATAAATGGCTCTGACGACTTTGTTTTTAATTTGAATGGAGTGGACACAACCACCACATCTAGCCCAGTGGCGGGATGGAACGAGATCCTTGTAGAAAACAAAACGGGATCCCTAAAAGCATACCTAAATGGTACAAGTATATTTACCTCAGTAGATTATCTACAAACAATAACAGATTTATATATTGGAAAAGTAAATGACCTATATGCAGCATGTCCAGTTACTTGGATAGCAATTAAGTCAGGGATTCAATATGAAATCTTAACTGATTACACATTATACAATGAAGAAGCAACTTTCATTCTCAAGATGAATAACAATCTTAAATGGTCTCAGTATGGAAAGATTGAGGGTCTATTAACATTGCCTGCAGTCGATTACAGCGGTTCTCTGGCCTTTTATACAACTTCCTCGCCGAATGTATCGGTTACCTATAATAACGGCTTAGAATGGCCTAGAATGGCTTCTATGCCTACCCTGTTGGATGATCCAACAAATCAGGTAACGTCATACGACATAAAAGCTACATTATTTACAAATGACTCAGAAGATGATCTACCAATCTTATCAAACATTGGGCTATACGCATATACCCAAGGAATGAAGCGGGTAGTTTCAGACAATACAAATGAAGCTGCCGTAATAGTAAATTCAGACAATTGCGTTATCTTTGATGACGACGTTGAGGTATTGGATAGACTGGATCAGTCTGGTATTAGATTATCTGGGAGCTCATATTTGAAGATCCCGTCACAATCAAGTAATTATGACTCTGGCGGATTCAATGGAACAAAGTCTATTTCTTTAGTCTTCAAGATAAATGAACCTTTAGTGGCAAATAAGTACATTCTGGAATCTGGATCAAAGTCTTTATATTGGGACGGGTCAGCATGGCAACACCCAGGATTCTCTAAGATGTATGTAAATGGTCAGGAGACATTTGATAATCAGGCTATGGTAAATGATTGGGTTCATGTCGTATTAACCTCAACATCAAAAATAAATGCTGGAACAGATATATATGTTGGAGCAGACGACGCAGGAGCAAATCAAACAGATATTACCTTGGGTCTATTTGCAATGGCTGCCTACACCCTAGATCAATTTGATGCAGAGACAGAATACGAGGTTCTTGTTGGATACCCACAGGAGGGCCTAGGTCAGGAACAAGTTTCCTTCAATATAATCGATTATGGCCTAATTCCGTACAAAGTTGCTTGGCAAACAGCATAAAGTTGTCACATTCTAGTACAAAGTATAGACTTTGGCAATAAAAGATGGTATCATTACTATATGAAATCAATTAAAACATCCGTTGTTGAGGAAACTACCCTTGGGGTCTACATTTGGCAAATGCCAGACGGACGTTGGGTCGGAGACGATGAGGGAAACTTTCTCTCTATTTCTGCATTCAAAAATGACCAAAATAGAATCAACGCTCTAAAAGAAGCTGTCAGAGGTTATGGGATACAGACAGGCAAGGCCGTATTTTTGTCAGGACAAAGAAAGATTAATGACGAAGAATATGAAGAGCAGCAACAGCGTTTGAGGTGGGGACTAACACCAGACCCACTAGATATTGGTGAGTACAAAGACAGTCTAAAGAATTTGAGGAACGATTAATGTCAGACGCAATTGAAGATAATTTAAATGAAGTATCTGCAGTTCTTTCTGGTGACTTTTTCACAGAAAGACCAGCGGAAGAATCTGATCCCTTTTATGTAAAGGCTGAAGAGCTTTCTAAGTATCGTGGATTCTCTCCAAACTTTAAGAGAAAGAATACACGTCTTATACAAAAGTTTCAGCAGGGTGCAGACGGACAAGCAAGATCAAAGAAGTATGAGCAAGAAATTCTCATGGGTTATGACATCCTTGATGTTATAACACCGCCATACAACCTAGACTACTTGGCTAAGATTTATGAGGTATCTTCACCACACTTTGCGGCATGTAATGCAAAGGCAGCAAACATTGTTGGGCTTGGCTATGACTTTTCGCACACTCGTGCTACTAAAGAAAAGATAGCAGATCTTTCTGATACACCAGAAAGCCTACAAAGATTCCGTGCAAAATTAGAGCGGATGAGAGAAGACCTATACGACCTACTTGAGTCTATGAACCAAGAGGATACATTCACAGAAACCCTTACAAAGGTATACCTAGATTTTGAAGCCACAGGAAATGGATACATTGAGGTTGGCCGTAAAGTAAACGGAGAAATAGGCTTTGTTGGCCATATTCCAGCAACATCTATGCGTGTTAGAAAAGACCGTGATGGATTCGTTCAGGTAATTGGAAACAAGGTTGTTTTCTTCCGTAACTTCCAAGACAAGGCAACACCAAATCCAATTGGCGATGATGAAAGACCTAACGAGGTTATTCATATTAAGAAGTACACACCAACAAACGGATATTATGGTGTGCCAGATATTATTCCAGCAAAGACTGCGCTAGCAGGAGATGAATTTGCATCACGCTTTAACCTTGATTATTTTGAGAACAAAGCTGTTCCAAGATATATCATTACAGTAAAGGGAGCTACACTTAGCCGTGAAGCTGAGCGTAAGTTGCTTGAGTTCTTCCAGACAAACCTTAAGGGTAAGAACCATAGATCTATCTATATTCCGCTACCAGCAGATGATGACGGAAATAAAGTAGAGTTTAAGATGGAAGCTGTTGAAGCGGATGTTCAAGACTCTTCATTCAACAAATACCGTCAGCAAAATAGAGACGAAATTTTAATTGCTCACAGAACTCCTATCTCAAAGCTGGGACTTCCAGAGGGCGTATCCCTTGCAGCAGCAAAGGACGCAGACAAGACATTTAAAGAGCAGGTTGCTAGACCAGCACAAAGAAACCTAGAGAAGAAGCTAAACCGTTTGATTGCAGAATTTACGGATGCTTTTGTTTTGAAATTTAATGAACTTACTCTCACAGACGAGGATACACAGTCCAAGATTGATGAGCGTTACCTACGAATGAAGACCATTGTGCCTAATGAAGTTCGTGCAAGACTTGGTATGCCAGGCATGCCAGGGGGCGATCAGCCAGTTGTCCTAACAGGACAGCAAGCCGCCGACCAAACTGCGAGGGGAACAGGAAACCGTAGAAGAGATCAGGAAAGAACCGCAAATGCTACTGATTCTAACGGTGAAGCAAGAAATCCTCAAGGTGATGGTCGAGTTGCGCCCTGATTTTGCATTACTAACAAATACTTGATAAAATTAGTGTTGCTATGGAAATAAAAAAGGCAAACTGGCATTCCGACGGAGATAGTCTCCGCCTATCGATGCCTATCGCAAAAGTCGATAGAGAAAAAAGAATCGTATCGGGTTTCGCCACACTAGACAATATTGATCAGCATGGAGACATTGTTTCTTCAGACGCTTCTGCTAAAGCATTCGAAAGATTCCGTGGGAATATTCGTGAAATGCATCAGCCACTTGCAGTAGGTAAGATGGTATCGTTCCGCAAGGAAAAACTGTTTGACAAGTCAACAGGAAAAGAGTACAGCGGAGTTTTCGTAAATGCATACGTATCAAAGGGTGCACAAGATACTTGGGAAAAAGTTCTTGATGGCACACTATCAGGTTTCTCAATCGGTGGTAACATTACCAAGGCGGTTGACGAATATAATCCAACACTAGAAAAATCAATCCGTGTAATTAAAGAATATGATCTAACAGAACTTTCATTGGTAGACAATCCAGCAAACCAACTTTCAAACATTGTTTCTATTGAGAAGACAGTAGACGGAACTGTATTTAAAGGAATTGCTACAGAAGTACAAGTAGAAAATGTTTTTTACGATAAGGAAACAGACGAAGTTTATTTGTCTACAGAATCAGAATTTACATCACCAACTACAAACAAAAATCTAGAAATGATTGGTTGGGTAGAAACAGCAGATACAAATAAGTCTGCAGAAATCTCAAGAATCCTTGACGCATACAAGCAGTCTAAGGTACAACCTGATATCGCAAAGCAGGTTGAAGAAAATCAAAACACAGAAGGAGGTGTTACTGTGGCAGAAGATACAACAACTACCGTTGAAGAGACTACAACTGAGCAAGTTGCTCAAGTTGAAGAAGTCACAGAAACGGACCTCGCCAAGTCAGCTGATGCTCCAGAAGCACCAGCAACCGAAGAGGCACCGAAAGCAGAAGCTGAAGAAGCTCCTGCTGCTGTTGAGGAAGCCGCAGACATTTCCGAAGTTGAAGTTGAAGAGACTGACTTTGCAAAAATGTTTGACGAAATGAAAAGCTTCATTTCAACAGAAATTAGCAAGACTGCTACTGCAGAAGCAGTATCAAGCCTTGCATCACAGGTTGATCAGAAAATTGCTGAAGTAACCAATAAATATAATGAACTCGCAGAGGTTGTCAATAACATTAAGTCAACTATCTCAGGCGTCGAAAAGAGGGTCGACGGAGTAGAGAAGGATACTGCGATTCGTAAGTCTTCTGATCTGGACGGGTCAGATGTAACAATACAAAAAACAAACACTAAGTGGGGCGGGCATTTCCTCAGCGTCCGCAACATCTAAATCTATAAAAATAACGGAGGTGAAAATAAAAAAATGAGCGATATTCTACAAAAAGTAGTAGACACAACTAACGTTGGATCAGCAAATGGTGGTCTTCTCAATACTGAGCAAGCAAACCGTTTCATTGATTACATGTTTGATGCTACAATCCTTGCCCGTGCAGCCAGAACAGTTCGTATGCGTTCTAACACTGCCGACATTGATAAGGTAGGTGTTGGTACTAGATTGATGACAGTTGCTACAGAAGCTACCCAAACAGGTGCTAATGCAGCAGTTACATTCTCCAAGATTTCTCTTACCACAAAGAAACTACGTCTTGACTGGGAACTTTCAAGCGAAGCACTAGAAGATAACATCGAAGGTGCAGACCTAGAAGACCACATTGCTCGCCTAATGGCTACTCAAGCTGGTAACGATATTGAAGATCTTTTGATCAACGGTGTTGGAACTGGTACAGGCCTAATGTCAGCATTCGCTGGATTCCGTGCACTCGCACTTGGTTCAGCTAACGTTGTAAACGCAGGCGGTGCAAACATCAGCAAGGCAGTATTCAACAATGCAATCAAGGCTATGCCACGTAAGTACAAGCAGCGTCGTAATGAACTACGCTTCTTTACAGGTTCAAACCTTGTGCAGGATTATCTCTATAACTTGACAACCATTGGTAACGGTGGAACTCCAGAAGACATTGCATCGTCAATTCTTCGTGGAAATCCAAACGGACCAGCAGGTGCGCCAGGTGGAGTTACTCCATTCGCATTTGGTATTCCAGTCGTTGAGGTTCCTCTAATCGATGAAACTCGTGACGGAGATTACTCAGGTGCTACAGGTGACCACGGTGATATCCACTTGACATTTGCTAACAACTTTGTTGTTGGTGTCAAGCGTGAAATCCAGGTTTACCGTGAATTCAAGCCAAAGAAGGATACAATTGAATACACAATGTTCGTAAGAACAGGGTGTGCAATTGAAAACCCAGAGGCTTTCGTTGTGGTTAAGAACGTAAAAGTTTCAGCCTAACAACCTTTAAAAACTAAATAGTCTAAAGGGGAACCCCATAAAAAGGGTTCCCCTTTAGTCATATGGGTGCTATAATTAGAAGGAAAAGACTGAGAGGAGAATAAATGTCTTTTAATAATATGAAGCTTGAAGAGCTTCGAAAGGTCGCAGAAACCTTTGCGGTAGACCACGAGTCAGCCAAGAATAAGGCAGACCTAGTTGCCCTACTCGCAGAAGAGGGCGTAAGCTACGATATGTATTCTAGTTTTAATAATGCAGAAAAGGCTGAAGCAGAGCTAGAGCCAAGAAAAACAACAGGATCAAAGCCAGTAACCGAACTTAAGGGTGGCCAGGTTCTAGTAAAGATGGAAAGAATGAATCCAAGATACGATGTAAATGAGTTTACATTTACAAAAGAAAATCCATTTATTGTAATGTCCGAAAAGGACGCACAGGAGATTTTTGACACACAGGAAGGTTTCAGACTTGCCACTCCCAAGGAGGTACAGGAGTTCTACTCCTAATTAGTTAATGGAGTTATACACAGGTCTCACCCAAGACATATACCTTGATGTATATGAAGAGGATGAATTAAGATTAGCGGATTCTAATCCGACAGTATCAATTTATGACGGGGACACAGATGTT